TTAGCATAAACGCTAGTAGATGATGGCGTAGCTACCAGCACAGCCGTAATCTTTTGATTTACCACTTGCGCTTCGTCTGTAGCGGTTAGCGTAGGGGCTGGCAGATTAAACGGTGATGGCAGCGTAGTATTATCTAGGCTAAAAACCTTTTCATCAGCGTTCCAATCATAGACCGCACTATTGTTTTCGCGTAGGGCTAAATCTACCGTTAAAATCGGATCGCCTTGCTCACCAGACGCCACGCTAAACGACCACTCGCTAACCTGAAAAACCTTCTGCGTAAAGCCCAGCCGCGAGTTAGTTATATAGATATTATCGCCTACAGATATATCAAACGCATTTAGATTGCAGTTAAGCTGCATAGATACCTGCTGGCGGTTGCGATAAAGGGCAATCTTTGCCAATCTCTGCGCCATCGGGCTAGATGTAGTGTAGGGCAGATTATAGTTTATAAACTTTCTATCGCCCCCATCCTCTGCCTCAAACGTGCTAGAAGTTAGCGCAGGATAGTCTGCGGCTACGAAATTAGTAACTTCTGGCGAGAATATGCCTTTGATGGCGTTATAGTTATCGCGCTTAGAACGCTTAGTCTGCACGTTAATGGCATCTATCACATCATCTTCGTCTATAGTTACTGTAGGCGCAACATATTTAGCCACCTTTATAGTAAACTTGCCGTTAACGTAAGATATAATGCCACCGCAACTAGTAATCATTTCCTCTAGAATACGCTTTGGCGCGTTGTTGGTCTGCATAACACCGTGGAACTCATAGCGGTTTTCTGTACCACCGCCAGATAAGGCAACGCTTTCATCGCATATATTGGCGGCTGATTGAAACGCAGTGTCGTTTATTTCTGCGGCTGTAGCCCCTACGCCATAGGTACTATTCATAAGGTAATCGCGGATGCAAAGCGCAGGGTTCGCGCTGTAAACCGCAGTGGCTGTACGAGGGTCGTATACCTTTTTGCCCTCTACTACGGCAGATATATTGGGGATGCCGTTAGGAAAAGCGTTGCGGTCAAAATCCAACCGCGCATAAATATAGGCGATGCCAGATAGCTTATGATTAGCAGACCAGCCTGCGCCACTCTCTGCCACTAGGTCAGCATCTGCGGCTTGTCCTGTAGTGCCTAGATGTGTATTAATACGCACTTTGTTTGCATATTGCGATGGTGCGGTAACGTTGCCAGAACCATCTAGCGTTACAGCTTGGTCATCAATATAAATAGTGTCGAAACTGTTTATCTCATGCGTAGCTATCAAAATAACTAAATGCAGCTTCTGGTCGCTGTCGGTACTTTCTGCGTGGGCTAGCAAGCCTGATATGCGCGTTTTGCCGTAAACGAACCTGCGCGGATGCGTAGGCTGTTTAATCATCTGCGTTCTGTTTTGTGCGTCTGCCGCGTAATCGGCATATGATGGCAGGTCTGGCTTTGGCGTTAGTGCGTGAGATGCACCAGCCGCAGCAATAGTAGCCGCAGCCATAGCCCAATTACCGCTAACCGCATAAATAGTTGCAGTAATAATGGTGGCAGGGTCTTTTACCGCCTGTTTAACACCACCAACAAAGCTGGAAAACCACGACATTATCTAGCCCCACAATATTTGTTTTTGCTGTAAATCAGCGACAAATTCTAACCCTTTATCGTTAGGGTAATCTATCTTTTGATCCTCGCTAGTATAACGCCTTTCTCTGGCAATCTCCAAATCTATCAGGCGGCTTTCACCAGTTATATTTATCGTGGCTATATCGTTGCTTTCAGCTACGTTCATGACGTCCATATGCCCCTTAAACAGTACATATGGCGTGTCATTTATGCTGCTTGCAGTGTCTAACGTGCCAAAATAAAGCGTAATATCTCTGCCCTGATAGTTTTCTGACAAAGCCGCAGATAGCAAATTAGACGGTATGCCCGATAGCTGCACGTTTATACCAGTAGCCCTAATCTCGCTAGTTTCGTCTACGGTAGTTAGCTGCATAAAATCAGCCGCGCCTGTATAGGTATCGCTGCCGATGGTGATGTTACCGTAGCCTGTCCATAGCCGTATAGCACCGCCAGAAAAATCCATTTCTACAGCAAAAAACGGCTGTACCTCGTCAGCCGATAGCGCGTTTGTAAAATCAGTGCCTAGGGAACGTGTCATAGTGCCTCTACCGCCCCAAATGTCATGCTATAAAAGCCAGCCTGATTAATCTGCCAATCTGTTACATTAGTGCCTAACCTGAACAGGCCAACCGCGCTGCTAACGACCACTGTAGCCCCATCGCTAGGACTGCTACGCAAATCAGGCCAAATAGTTAGTGCCGCCTCACCAGATGCGTTTGTGTCTACATCGTCCAGAACTTTATATAATTGTGCGCTAGTGCCAGTGCCTAGCTGTATATAATCGCCTGCCAAGAGGTAGCCTGTCTCTGATGTAGGCAAGCCATCTATGTTTAGCGTTCCACCAGTTTGCGATGCGCCATTCACAACAGGCGTTCCAGCCGTACTTGATGCAGTGCCGCGCGGTGTAGCCGCGTTAGGATCGCCCATAGTAAACGTGCCATAAGAGCCGTATAGCTTCATAAAAAAGCTAATCCAAACCTCTGCCTGTGCGCGTTTCATAGGCGGCAGTGTTATATCTGCTTCCCAGCGTTGCCCTGCGTGTTTATGCACCTGCTGTTTAAGGTTAAAAGGCGATACCGTAGTGCCGATAACATTACGCGCTATTAGATTTATGCTTGCTACGCCTGATGTGGGGAATGTAAGCGGATAAGTAATTGCCATCGTTTATGCCCCGAATGCTGTGCCGAATGAACCGCCACGCCTTTTAGCGTCTAAAACGCCAGAAACGGCTGCGTTTTGTATCTGCGGCAACATATTCATTACCTCTGTTCTAACGGTTTGCGCTACGCCAGTGCTTAGATTTATGGTTTGATTAACGACCACGCCAGCCCCACCGCCAGCTAGTTTGTTTGTAGGAATGATACTGCCTGACTGATTAGGTACAAACATTTCTGCGCCACGTTCCCCGACCATATAAGGCTGACCGCGTTGCACCGAACCGCCCACCGCTTTAGGTGTAAGGCCAAACATTTGCCGCAGGGGATTAGTGAATGCTTGCTGTACTGCTATGCGTGTCAAATCTGCCAGAATAGACTGCGCCATACTTCTAAACGCATCTTTAACAGACTGCGTGCCAGTAGCTATATTGACTAAACTATCTTCTAATTTATCAACACCGTTTGCTTTAGCGTCCATAAACTTTTCTTCTAAAGTTTTAGCAGCGTTACCTGTTTCTTTCATTTTTTCGCCAAGCTTGCCAACCTTAGTTCCAACCTCGTCATAGGTGTGTCCTATGCCATCAAAAGTAAGTTTATGGTCTATACCGATTTTTGTAGCATTTGCCTGATCTTCGCTAAGAACTTTAGTGCCATCGCTTAATCTATCTAAAGATTTTAAAAGCTTATTAAAAGCATCATCAGTGCTAAGTGTTAACTTGCCAATGCCATCAAAGCTTTCGCGCACATCTTCAGACTGCGTTGCTAAATCTTTTAAGTTAGGCAGCATAAGCTGAACGGCAGCATTCACCGAATTGTTGCCTTCTGCAAAGCCTTTTAACTCTCTGACAACTTGCTCGATATTTTCTTTTGTGCGATTTGCAGGGTCAGCTAATTTATTTAAAGACAGGCGAATATTGTCCATACCGCGTCTAAATTGGTCGCTGCCAGCCCCTTTGTTAAAATGCTCAAACTTGTCTATGAGAATATCAAAAGTTTGTGCAAATTTAGTTTCGGATATACCAAAGCCGAAAAAGCTACGCATCTTTTCAAAAGCAAAGCCTAAATTATTTAACTGTCCTATAATGCTATTCACTAGATTAATCATAGCGCGGCTGGCATCACGCGCACCGATGATAATGTTTCTAGCAAGCCGCAAGCCAAACTCTTCTACACCACCAGCCTCTTCTATAGCTGCTAGCAACTTGTTTCTAACTGTATCTGCTACAAGCTGGAATGCTGGTGCAAGTGCGCCCACTACAGTGTCGCGCAAACCTTTAAATAAGCTACCTAGCCGCGTAAACGCATCGTTAGCCTCTTCTACGTTTTTGGCAGTAGACGCAGATAATATCAGGCCGAAATCTGCCGCCTCTTTAGATATACGCCTTAAACCATCGCTGCCCTCTTCTAGCACCAGTAATAATTCTGATGCCCGACCACCGAATAGCTGTTGCGCTATGGCAGAACGTTCGGCGCTGTTTTTGACGTTTTCAAACCTATCGGCAATCAATTCTAGCACTTTAAACTGATCGCCCATCACGCCATTTAAATCGTCAGCAGTAATGCCTAACGCTTCAAATGCGTCCATCGCCTCGCCAGTGCCATCGCGCACAAAATCAATCATGCCCTTATTTAGAGTTCTAACGCCTCTAGCAAGCGTATCTATCTGGATGCCAGACAAATCTGCGGCTAATTCTAATTTTCGCAAATCTCTAACAGATATGCCTAATGTTCGGGATAGTTTAGAAATGCGGTCTATGCTGTCCAGAGATGATTTGACTAGCAAGCCTAGACCAGCCGCACCAGCAACAGCAGCGATAGATGTTTTAAAACTAAACAGAGCCTTGCTTACTCTAGCTAGGCTTCTACGCACTGCGCTAAAAGCTTTTTGCGTTACATCAACAGCAGTAATTTTAAATTTAAGATTTGGCTGCGCCATCTTCTACCACCTTGAAATAAGCAATCCACTCATTAAACTCTGAAAGCGTTAATTCTTCAATTTCGCCCTGAGTTTTGTGTAAACGATCCGCTAAAGCCATAATGTTGAGCCTTAACGGATCGCTTTTTAGTTTTTTTCCTGTTCCTCAATCTCGACAATATCGCCAAACATTTTGCCAGCAATATCGGCTATGAGGCTAACAGGCTCGCGCATCAACGTAGGTTTATCTTCTAACGTAAAAACGCGATTGCCGTCTGCATCTTCTGCCTTTGTAATAATCAGGTCAATCATGCCATCGATAGTCATGTTGTTTAGAAAATCT